GGGGGCGGGGCGGGCGGGGAGGGGACTGTCGGCGACGGTCCGGGCGGCGAGAACGGCAGGGGCCGGTCGGCGGTGGCCGGCTCGACGGGGATCGTGGGCGGGGGCGGCGCCGGCGGCGGGGGCAGGGTGGTGTCGCCGGTGTCGGGGGCTTCGACGTACGCCAAGGTGGGGTCGGGGGCGGGCCGGCCGTTGTAGGCGAACTCGGGCGTCGGCGGGGGCTGCTGGCCGGACACGGCCGGGTTGAGGGGGGCGCGCAGGCTGCCGACGGAGCGCAGGTAGTCGGCGATCTGGTCGTCGGTCACTTGGGCTTGCTGGCCGCCTGCCACCAGCGGGGCGTTGGCCTGGTAGGACCGTTCGGCGCCTTCGAAGTCGCGCAGGATGTCGGCGGGCAGGTCGGGGAACAGCCCGGCCAGGTCGGACATTTACTGGCCTCCGGCGCCGGCCAGGATGCGTTGCAGGTCTTCGGGGTTGGCGACGCCGCCGTAGCCGGACATGCCGGGCCCGCCGCCGGGGGCGATCTGCTGCGGGCCGCCGGGGGCGCCTGTGTCGGCGCCTTGGCCGGGGCCCATGCCGGGCGGCGGGCCGCCGGAGGGCGGCCCTCCCGGGGCGCCGCCGGGGCCGGGGGGCGCACCCGGGCCGCCCTGACCGGGGGGTGCGCCCATGCCCGACGCCTGGCCGGCGACCATCTGTTGGGTGTGGGCGGCGGCGGCGGCTTTCTGCTGCTGGACGAGCTGGCGGTATTGCAGGACGCCGTTCATCATCAGTTGGATGAATTTCTGGTGGGGGGCGGCGTCGGGGGCGAGATTGAGGTTGGCCACGTCGGTGTAGAGCCGGGACAGTCCCTCCTCGAAGCTGTCCGGCGCGTTAGCGCTCGCGGTTCTGCCCCCGGCCGCCACCGGGTCAGGCTTTCAGATCCCGGGGTGGGGAGGTGATGGAGCCTTTGGCGTCGACGGCGGGGTCGTTGCCGTAGATGTGGGCGGTGTGCCCTTGGCGCATGAATTGCCCGGTGCCACGCCGGGAGGGGAGTTTTTCGTCGGCCATTATTTGCGGCCTCCTTTGCGGGATGTGCGTCGTTTGCCGCCGCGTTTGCCGGGCGGTTTCCCGTCGGCCATGCCGACCATGAACGGTAGTTTGGCCATTTCTGCCGGGGTTACTTCCGGTGGCCTTTACGGCCGTGACGACGTGCCATGGGTTCCTCCCTTCGGGACTGGGCTGTACGCGGGGGACAGTGTCGCTGGGACTCGCGCCTCCATCAATCAACGTCCAACGGGTCGGTGTTGCAGGTGACGCCCGCCTCGTGGTCGAAGTCGTTGTCGCGGTCGAAGAACAGGCCGGTCGACTCCGGGCGATGCCCGTGCAAGGTCCAGACGGTGTCGAAGTCCTCCGACCCGCCGACCCAGCCGTCCGGGTTGGGGCGTGGCATCACCCGAAAGGGTATGGGCGACTCTGGCAGGGGGGTAGGGGTAATGTTTTCGGTTTCGGTTTGGGGGTTTTAGCCGGGGACGCATATCAGGGCGTCGACGGTGCCGCCTTTGGCGGCTTTTATGACGACGGTTTGGAGGGTGTGGCCGGCCGGGCAGGCCGGTCCGGGCGGGCCGGCGGCGCCGGTTTTGCCTACGGGCCCGGCAGGGCCGGCGGGTCCCACAGGCCCAGCAGGGCCAGCAGCACCGGCCGGTCCAGGCGGGCCAACTGCACCGGGTTGACCCGCCGCTCCGGTCGCTCCTGGGGTGCCTGTGCTGCCCGTGGTGGCGGTTTGGGCGGTGGTGGCGGCCGCCGGTCCCGGGCTTGTTCCCACGCCTCCCGGCGGGCCCTGAGGTCCGGCTGGTCCGGCTGGTCCGCTGGCACCGGTCGCTCCTTTCGCCCCCGCCGGCCCGGGCGGCCCGGCGGGCCCGGGGGTGGTGGTGATGTTGTCGACGTCGTAGGCCATGAGCCCGGCCGACGCGCCGATGAGAATGACAGCCAGGGCGAATAACACCACGCCGCTAGCGAAAAGTCGGCGGATCAATGCCATGTTCGGCCAGGGTCAGGGACAGGTGGTAGACGTGGCGTTCGCAGTCGAGGCGCTGCTGGCGTTCGCCGGCCAGCATCCCGGTCACGGTGTCGAGCTCGGCTTTGGCGGCTTTGCGTTCTTTGTCTCTGGCGGCCCGGATGGCGAGCATGGTCCCCCCGATGGCGCTGACTATTCCGGCGAAGCCGAGGATGCCGGACAGGACCGCCAGGGTGGTGTCCACATGGTCAGCTCACGGGGATGGCGTCGTAGTCCCGGTCGGTGATGTCGGCCAGCTGGAGGCCGGCTTTCTGGTAGGCGGCCAGAGTTTGGGGGTCGGCGATGCGCCGTTTGGTGGCGCCGTCGAACACCGACGCCTCGCCGTTGGATTTGCGGATGATCAGCATGTCGGGCTCCTCGAGCGTGGGGGGGGTGACACCTTGGGCCAGGGCCAACAGGGCATCAATGGGGAAGTTGGGGCCGCAGTCCCAGTGGCCGCCGCCCCAGGCACCGAGGTCGGAATGTTGGCACACGCCCCGCCCCGAGCTCTGCGCCTGGGCGGGGGTGAGTTTGACGATGGGGATGCCGTAGTGGGCGGCCTCTTCGGCTATCCAGGCTGCCGTGTTTGCCAGCATGTGGGGGTGGCTGTTCCAGGTGGCGGTGTCCCATTCGGCGAAGCCGCACAGCTCGGCCTGGACGGCTACCGGGTTGGCATTGGCGGCGGTCCAGGCTTTGTAGTCGCGGCGCACGTACTCGCCGACGGTGTTGACGGCCAGGTCGTCGATGCCGACATGAGAGCTCACGCCGGAGGCCGGGTCGGCGAAGTAGGCGCCGAGATCCTCGAAATTGTCGGGGCCCTGCGCGGTGTGCAGACAGATCAATCTCACGGCGGCGCCAGCCCGGCTGGAGTAATTCGGCGAGGGGATAGGGACGCGGTCAAGTGTCATCGCGGGCCCAGTCCTCGTCGGGTTCGTCGTCGGGGTCGTCGGCCGGTTCGGGCCAGTCGGGCGGGTTTTCGGGCGGCACGGTCGACATGGGCGTCTCCTATCGGGTGCGGCCTTGGCGTTGGCGGGCGCCGGCGCCGCCGCCGATCAAGCCTTGCTGGCGTTTCATGTACAGGCGTTGCAGGATCTGTTTGGCGTCTTTGACCTTGTGGACGTGCAGGACGTACTCGTCGTCGACGAGGCCGAGGGCGGCGAGTTTCTCGGCGTTGGCCATTCTGGCCTGGGGGCTGGTGGGCTGGTTGGTGCCGGCCTCGACGCGCAGCACGAACCGCAGCGGGGTGGTCTGGTTGTCGCCGGGGTTGTAGAAGTGGCGGCCGGTGAGCGACAGGGCGTCTTTGTTGCCGTCCTCGCCGACGACGGCCACCAGCCGCGGTTCGGTGTAGTTCTCCACGATCAGGTCGGCGGCTTTCAGGCTGGCCCGCCGGTACGTCCACTGCAGGTTGGCCAGGGCGGAGCGGATCCGCACGAAGGCGGCTTCTTGGATGTTGTTGATGACCCCCGCGGCGTTGCGCTGGTTGGGGGCTTGGCCTTTCTGCATGGCGCCCAGGCCGGCGGTGTTCTCGATGCGGGCGATCCAGAACTGCACCAGGTCCGACACCGACTGCGGCATGGACGGCGGCTCGAGCCAGCGGGGCAGGTTGGTGCCCGCCGCGGTGGCAGTGTTGACCGGCAGGCGCTGCCCGGGCCGGTTGATGATCCCGATGCGCGACATGCCGGAGTTCGTCGGCTCCAGAAAGATGGGGTTGCCGACCAGCTCGGCGTTCTGCTGCAGGGCGGTCAGGAGCCGGTTGATGTAGATCTGCGGGTAGGCCAGATGGTCGACGAGGCTGATGCCGTACATTTCGCCGATGTCGTCGAAGCGGTAGTCCTCGTAGGGGTGCTGGCCGTGCTGCCACAGGTTGTCGGCCCATTCGTTGAACAGGATCTGGTTGTTGCACACCACGATGCACCGCCACCGGGGCCGTTTGTAGGCGTTCAGGCCGGGGTTGCCCTGGTTGGGGGGGTCGGCGTTTTCTTTCAGCCAGAACTCGCGGACCACATACCCGGGCAAGGGTTCGTACATGCGCCCGCCGGACACTTTGGCGTTCCAGACGGTGGCGAAGCTGCGCAGCCCGCCCAGGAACGGGGCTTTGGGGTAGGCGTTGTCGTCGTTGAATTGGGGGCGTTCGTCGATGCCGTCGGAGGAGGAGCTGGCGTAGCGGAGCAGGTGGGCGGTGTCGGGGTACATCCGCTCGAGCTCGTTGAACGACATCCGCCGGGCTTCGATGACGAATTCCAT